AGAAGTACACGCAGTCGATCTATCAACTACAGAATACTACGAATCACTATAAGTATACTGGATTGACGAATGAATCTGACGCTGACATTGCTAGAGTCAGTTGGAAGATGTCAACTAATACTTACACTAGTCTTTCGGCTGAGGATAGATCTGGTTGGACTGCAGTAAGTGTGTATGATTATGAGAATGAATTAAATGATTCTAAGAGATCAATACAATTACTTAGTTCTAATTATCTTTCACAAATAGTAAATGAACTTGCCGAAATCTTTAGCAAATGATTGAAAATACTAATCCATTTAATATTGGGATGTATGACATCTCAATGACCAAGCACGATGGCTCAGATCCAATGAGCATTGCTGAGCAAGTCGTAGAATTCTCTCTATTTCAATCAATCTTTTCTCCAGTCTTAAAAGGTAATTTGTCAATCAACGACTATGTTGGTTTGATCAATAACTATCCTATGATAGGCGAAGAGATCATAACAGTATTTTTAAAACAGTCTACTGACGAAGGTGAGAATAATTATAAGATTGAGTTTGTTATCACCGCTATCAGAGAAATATTAATTGGTAATGATAACAGACAAACAGTTTATAACGTTGAACTTGCTTCTAAAGAAGCTTATCTTAATTCACTCGAACTTGTAGCAAAAGCTTATGTCTCGCCGATTGATAAAATCATAAAAGACGTAGTTGAAAACAATTTAAAATCGAAAAAGAAAATTAAGTTCGTTAATGATACGAAAAAAACACGTAAACTCGTTATTCCAAATATGTCTCCATTTGCAGCAGTCGATTGGCTCTGCAATTACGCAGTCTCAGAAGATGATAAAAAGTATTATACGTATGCTTTCTATGAGACTCTAGGTGCATCGAATGCAAATGAGTTTAGAGCTTCGCCTATTATCGAACCCGAATTCGTATTCAAGGCTATTCAAAGACCTACTTGGAGAGCTTATGTCGACGATGAAGCTTTAGTTCAAGCTAAAAAGAATCCATACTACTATATCTCAAACATTGAGATGATGAATCGTGATGCGCCTCTATATAAGTCGATGGTCAGTCAGGGCTTCGATGTCAATAGGATCGCAAAGAACTTTAAGTTCAATAAGCGTCTTACCATGTTTGAGAAGATCGTCGGAGGTTATTTTGAGAACGAATATGTTGAGATCAATCTTCAACAGAAAGATCACAAGATAACTAAGTTCAACATACGTGACGATCAATATAGTGAACTCAATAACCATAAACTAAATACCGTTAAGTACATCGATGCAATCATTGATCATAATACGAATAGTGAAAAAAGTCCAAAGACTAAGTATGTTATAAACAACTACGACGATCAGAGCCAGCCATCTTTTAGAACTAAATGGGGAAGAGACGCATCTTCATTTTTAGCGTATGCTCAGGTTGATATATCGCTTGTTATCTATACCGATCTTAGACTCAGAGCCGGGGACGTGATCTGGGTAAACATTCCAGAGTTTCATGGATTTGACGCAGCATTTGTTGACACGAAGCTTTCAGGATACTTTATGATATCGGAAATAAAAAACATAGTGAGAAATGACGGATTTACGTATACTACGTTGAGGCTCAATAAAGACTCGTACTTAACTACGGTTGATCATAAGTCTTACTTTGCTGAACGGGGAATCAGATGAGTTTCGATTACTATGGCGATAATTTCAAATGGTTTGTTGGAATAGTTAAAGGAAGCTACTACGATAATACACGCGTTCGTGTAAGAATCTTTGGCATTCATAGAATGGATGACACAGTCGATGTATCTGACGACGATCTTCAACCTGCAATCGTAATGTTTCCAACTACTGGTGGGCAGACTTCAGGCGGAAACTTGTCACACGGGCTAAAGACTGGAACTTGGGTAGTCGGATTCTTTGCTGATGGCGATAACTGTCAACAACCCATAGTAATCGGGGTATTCAATGGCGGTATTTCTTCTTCAAGTAACCTAAGTAGCGCTTCGCCTATGGCTGGTGATGCAGGTGATGGAAGAGTTGTTAATGGCGAATCAACAGTAGCTATATCCTCTTTAGGAATTAGTGGAAAAACAAACGCCGAACAAGCCTATAATATGATCTATGAATTAATTGAAAAAAGTGGAAGCTCGGGCGGAAACATTCATACGCAAGTTTCTGGAATCATGGGTAACCTATTGGCTGAGAGTGGTTGTAATCCAAACACAGGTTTTGATAAACCAATCATTGACTCAAATGGCGCAAGGATTTATGGCATTTGCTCGTGGAATGAAGCTGGTGGAAGACCACAATTGATGTTCAGAAAGTACGGCAATCGTCCAACGCTCGATCAGCAAATATCATTTATGTGGGATGAGTTTCATGGTTCCTATCAAAAAGCTTTTAATAAAATCATGGCTGCCGGAACTTTAGACGAAGCCACGCAAGCAATGTGTTTTTATGAACAACCTGCTTGTTTAAAGAAAAACAGTTACGTAGACGTCAATAACTACACCTATCCGCCGCGTATAAAGTACGCCAATGAAGTATACACAACGTTTAAGTATACACCCAGAGACACTTCTATAAGGGGCAGGTGATGACTATAGTTGGACCAAAAACAGTATCTCAGTATCAATACTTATACATAACTACTACTAGGACTTACAGAGACGAAGACGTAGATACCTCTTCAATTGGTGGTGACTTTGTTATTGATCAGCGTGGGACAGTTTATCAAAACAGGACGCCAGTTCCAGGACAAGCACATATCATCTTAGTCGGTGGTATAGATACTTATACACATGCTAAAGATCCCATGGCACCAATCTTTTATATGACCGAAAGACAGAAGGTCACACTCTATTCAATATTAAGAGAACTCGCTATAAGAACGGATGCAGCTCAAATAACAAGTAGTGAACGAGTCTTAGAGCAAATCGCTAAGTCAACATACATAAACTACGTGGGATAAGTCACAGTGGAAGACGTCTTTAACGATCAAAAGAACATTACCAAAAATGAAACTAATAGAGAAGGCGATGGCCTCTCTGTTGGATCGAGTTGGCATACGCTTGCGTCTAACCCGTATCCTGGGTTTGCAGTTTCAGTGAAAACGGGTGGTAAAGCTTCTGATACGACTAAAGTGTATACTGGTCCTGGTGCTGGTGTTGCTACTGGTATTGGTAATCCTGAAGATACGATGGGTTGGATTACCTCTACTGGAAATAAGATTGCGATTCACGCGATTCCAGGATCCGAGACTATCGAAATCGTGCACCACTCGGGCGCAGCTATAATGATAGACGCCGATGGTTCAATCTTTCTAATGCCGACCAGTAAAAGGGGCTTCGGCATGCATTCGAATAAAGGTGATGGTGTTGTGTCGGCTCAGGGAAGATTAGTTCTCAAAGGTCATTCAGACATAACTATCGAAACCGAAGGCAACCTGACTATGAACGTTGGTCAGAATATGTTCTTGAACGTTGGCGGAGACATGGTAGTTGACGTCGGTGGTTCTTATTCTGAGTCGATTGATGGTGCTAAGACTGCAGAAATTGTTAAAGACTATTCTCAGACTATTGGTGGTACTTCGCGCGAGACTATCGCTGGAGACAAGAGAACACAAGTAGTTGGTGGGATTCGTTCAGACGCTGGTAAGACTATTGAGTCTAGAGCTGATCATGACATCAAACAATACGCATCTAAAAGTATACTCGTCAATAGCGTTGAAGATTCTTTCTTTGAAGTAAGTTCCGGAAAACTAACTTTTATATCAAATGATGATACTACTATCGCGTCTAAAGGTTCGATGTACATAACTGGTCTTTATGATGTAGCCTTAGAAGCCGCACGGAGTCTTGCTTTAAGAAGCGCAAATACTATCATGAGTTCTTCTGATACTGTATATGTTGACGCAACAAACTTAGTTGACATCAGATCAACTTCTACAAAATTGAGTTCAGTAAATGAAATGAACTTTGTATCGGGTTCTATGAAACAAAGCACTACAGGCGCATTTAATTTTGATGCAACCGGCGCTATTGACATCAGAGGATCTACCATTGACTTCAATAAAGCCGCGGCTTCTGCTCAGTCAGTTCGGGCCGTAGAGATA